CTACTCGAGCTGCAGGAAGCTGGATTTGAGATTGCTGAGTTCGGATTCGAGCTGAGTGAGCTACCAGTATCAGCAGATGATGTTGTCGAAGATGAGATTCCAGAACTGCCTGCTATTCCTGTGACAAAGCTCGGAGACATTTGGCAACTAGGTAGACACAGACTTATGTGCGGTGACTCTGTGGATGATGCCACTGTAGACAAACTGCTAGATGGCAAAGCTATGGACCTAGTCTTTACTGACCCACCTTATGGAGTCGCATACACTGGTGGCCTACAGTTCAAGTCAGATGGAGAGGTTGTCAAAAACAACCGCGACATGATTGAGAATGATGACATTGACATCTACGAAGATGTGATGCGACAGCTAGCGCGAGTCGCGCAGGGTCCGACCTACATCTGGTTCGCTGGCACTAAGGCAGCTAGCTTGTATGAGGCAGCTGAAAAGTATGGTGACATTCACGCTCTCATCATCTGGGTCAAGAACGGAGGCTATGGTGCTCTCAATGCAAACTACAAGCAGAAGCATGAGCCATGCCTGTACTGGAAGCCAAAGGGCAAGACCCTAAACTTCATCGGTGCCACCACTGAGACCACCATCTGGAACATTGACAAGGATGGCAAAAACAAACTCCACCCGACACAGAAGCCAATCTCACTAGCAGCCAAGGCCATAGCCAATCACAAGTGCTCCACAGTACTGGACTTGTTTGGAGGCTCAGGCTCTACTCTGATTGCTGCTGAGCAGTTAGGTAAGAGTGCCTTTGTAATGGAGCTGGACCCACAGTACTGCGATGTTGTTATCACACGCTGGGAAACCCTTACTGGCCTAAAGGCAGAACTGATTAGCTAATGGCACAAATGGGAAGGCCTCCCAAGCCTGCAGAACAGAAGCGATTGCTAGGTAATCCTGGCAAGCGAGCTTTGCCAAAGGAAGATAATCTCATCATCCTGCCTGCAGCAGTCGAGAGACCAGAACCAGTTAGACCACTGCTCAGGTATGGACTCGAGCTATGGGACAGAGTCTGGACATCGGGCTCTAGCTGGATTAGTCCTACCTTTGACATCGAGCTACTGCTGATGACATGTGAGATGGTGGATGAGAGATGGAACCTTCGCATCCGAGTCATGACTGACAATGACCCAAAAGATAGACGCGGGCTCCGAGAGCTGGATAGAGGCATAGTCAACAATCTCAGCCTGCTAGGATTCACACCTGCTGACCGCTCACGCCTAGGTGTGGCTGAGGTACGAGTACAAACCAAACTGGAAAAGCTAAGGGCGATGCGTGATAACAAGTAGCTGGCCTCCAGCACACCTCACTCCAGTCCCATCTGCGCTCAGCACTCGAGGCGATGAGGTAGCTGCATTTATCGAGAACTTTGTCACGCTGACTAAAGACTCTGTCGCAGGTGGTGTGGGCACACCCCTAGAAGTGACACCATGGCAGAGAGAGCTACTCAATCAGTCATTCGCACTCAACCCAGACGGCACCTTTAGGCATCGCACAATCTACTGGGGCATGGGTCGCAAAAATGGCAAGAGCGCCCTGGCAGCGGGTATCGGTCTCTGGTCTCTCTTTATGCATGACGAGGGTGGAGAAACCTACAGCTGTGCCTCTACTAAAGACCAAGCACGCATCACATTCAATGATGCACGCAAACTCATCGAGGCAGACCCTGAGCTCAAAGACATGTGCAAGGTGTACAGGGATGCCATCGAGCTACCCTCTACAGGTTCAATCTGGAGAGTACTAGCGTCCGAATCTTTCGCCTCTGAAGGTTTGAATGCCTCTTGCGTCATCTTCGATGAAATTCACGCTTTGCAGGACCGCTCGATGTGGGATGTTATGCAGCTATCAATGGCATCGCGTAGACAGCCACTGATGATAGCCACAACAACTGCTGGTGTGAAGTCTGACCTAAGTGGAGGCGATTCAACAGCGTATGGTCTCTACCAGTATCTGACCAAGGTGGCATCTGGTGAAGTAGAAGACCCGACATTCTTTGGAGCATGGTGGGAGGCACCAGCTGACTCTGACCATCGAGATGAGACAAGCTGGATTGCAGCCAACCCAGGCTATGGGCATCTCAATGACCCCAAAGACTTTGCAGCAATGGTCAAGAGAACACCTGAGTCTGAGTTCCGAACTAAGCGATGCAATCAGTGGGTCAGCTCGCAGAACGCATGGCTACCAGCTAACAAGTGGGAGACACTCAAGGATGAGGTAGAGATTACTGCTGACACTCAGGTCATGGTTGGATTCGATGGCTCATTCAATGGTGACTGCACAGTGCTAGTAGGATGCACTGTACCTAAGGGTGATGAGAAGCCTCACCTGTTTCTTATCCGAGCCTGGGAGAGACAACCAGAAGACACTGACGAATGGAGAGTCTCCACTGCTGAGGTAGAAGATACCATCATCCAGTTCTGTCAGACACACAATGTCAAAGAGATAGCCTGTGACCCTTTTCGCTGGCAGCGCTCGATGGAAGCGATGGCTGACCTAGGACTACCTATAGTCGAATACCCATCCACCTCTGCACCGCGCATGGTGGCATCCTGCGGAAAGTTTTACTCAGCTGTCACCGAAGAGCTGGTCACTCATGACGGCAACCCTCTACTGGAGCGCCACCTAAACAATGCTGTGGTAAAAGTGGACAGACTCGGTCCCCGCATTGTGAAAGAGCATCGCTCATCGCCTAGACGGATTGACGCAGCAGTCGCAGCGGTCATTGCCTTCGATAGGGCAACAGTTGGTAGAGTAGAGGCTGAGGAACTTTCCCCGCAATTCTTTATTTAGGTGGTTTCATGCTGGCAACACTTCTACAGGCCACTGGTATCATTACCATTGCAGTTGGTCTAGGGCTGATTTATCTCCCGCTTGCCTTTCTTGCTTTAGGTGCTGGTGCAGTACTTTTCGGTTTAGCGTTAGAGCGAGGTTAGTAAATGCTCAATAATTTATTTGAACAGCGGAAGATAAGCTTCCAAACAATCTGGGGCTCAGGTGAGTCACTAGGATTAGACAGCAACTCAGGACAGAATGTCACTGCGGATAAGTCATTCCAGATAGTCGCATTCTTCTCAGCTGTGTCTCTTATCTCAGACACCATCGCAACACTGCCTGTGGATTCATTTGTCCGCAGAGATGGTGAGCGCATCCCTTACAGACCAAAGCCACAGTGGATTGACCAGCCTGACATTGATACCACAAAGCAGGCACACTACCAGCAGCTACTTGTATCCATGTTGGTACATGGCAACAGCTACACAAGAGTCTTCCGAGACAACAGGGGCGAAGTTGTCAACCTGATGGTGCTGGACCCAGACACTGTAGAAGTAAAACGCAATGCAGTGGGCCGCAAGATGTTTATTGTCGAGGGCGAAAGCAAGACACTGACCTCAGATGACATCATCCACATTCCAGACCTACTTCTACCTGGACATGTCAAAGGCATCTCAAGAGTCGAGAAGCTAAAAGAAGCGCTTGGCCTTACCCTAGCTGTGCAGGAATACGCAGCGAAATTCTATGGCACTGGTGCTAACCCTGCAGGAGTCATCCAGGTAGATGGCAACCTCACCTCCGAGCAGGCCAAACAGTTGGCAGATGGATTTGACTCTAGGCACCGCAACTCATCCCGCAGAGCTCACCGCACTGGTGTGCTAGCTGGAGGCGCTAAGTTTATGAGCACTCAGGTTGACCCTGAGAAGTCACAGGCGCTGGAGTCTCGCAAATTTGCAGTGGAAGAAATTGCTCGAGCTTTCAACATCCCACCACACCTACTAGGTGTGACTGGTGCTATGTCATACGCTTCTGTTGAGCAGAATGCGATTCAGTGGACCACGCATGGACTCAGGCCACTAGCGGAAAAGATTGAGTGGGCATACTCACGCCTGCTACCAAATGAAGCATTTATCAAGTTCAACTTCTCTGCGCTACTGCGCGGTGACTACCAAACACGCATCCAGTCTTACTCTGTTGCTACACAAGCTGGATTCATGTCTATCAATGACATCCGCAGACTAGAAGACCTTTCACCTACTGAGGGTGGAGATGTTTACCGCGTACCTCTAGCGAACATCAATCTTCTTGAGGCTGATGTGGTTGCCAATGACCGCAAGGTACTCATGGCTAACAGATTGGTCACAACTGGATTTGACCCTGAGCAGGTACTCGCAGCTCTTGGACTTCCTGCAATCGGTCACACTGGTGTACCTAGCGTAATGCTTCAGGGTGTCGCGCAGATTGACCCAGATGACCCAGAGTCAGTGTACGGAGCGTAATGATAAACCCAGCCAAATACAACATCACTGCTTACCAGGGTGCTACATACAACCTAAACATGAATTGGGCTATCGGTGGCACAGCTGTAAATCTTACAAACTACACCGCTGCTATGCAGGTCAGAACTAACCCAAGCGATGGCACAGCAGTTTTAAGCATGTCAAACGGCAGCGGCATCACTCTAGGTGGTACTGCTGGCACCATCATTGTGAATGTGTCTGCCTCGACTATGGGCTCAGCTACACCTGGGAACTATGTCTATGACCTGGAGTTGAACTCTGGTAGTCAGGTGACCAGACTCATCCAAGGCGCATTCATCATTCAGCCAGAGGTGACTAAGTAATGTCCCAGGTGACTCTGGAAATTACAGAGACATCTACAACACTGCAAGTCAATGAGACCACTACTGATGTCAATGTCACTGAAACTTTTACGACCCTAAGCCTCGGCAACGCTGGGCCACAAGGTATTCAGGGTGTGCAGGGTGCACTAGGCCCATCAAATGTTTTATCAGTTGGCACTGTCACTACTGGTACTGCTGGCTCTGATGCAGCTCTACAAATAACTGGAACATCTCCTGCGCAAGTAATCAATTTTACAATTCCGCGAGGTGACAAAGGTGAGACTGGAGCGACTGGAGCGCAAGG